CCAACGACAACCTGCGGAATATCTTGCCTGCGATACGAGGATGCTGGCAAAAGGCATCAACGCAAGGCCATTTGGTGGTGTCCACGCCAAGCTGTTGCATCAGCTTGAGCACCGCGCTGCGCCGCTTTTTCAGCTCGCGTGTCGTGTCCTCGTCGTCCACCACCCGCTTCATGTCGCACAGCATCACGCGGTATTCGTCGGGGTGCATCTGCCCGAGGTGGTCGGTACGTCCCTTTGTGTATTGGAACACCAACGTTTCCTTGTCGGCATACGGCATGAGTTTGAGCAATGCATAAAACTTTCGATAGTTATACTCTGGCGGCATAGGCTTGTCCTCCTTAATTAGCGGCTACCGCCACGCCTGTTCTTCCATCCAGTCAGCATAGGCCTTGCGCGCCTGCGCCACGCTCTCGATCACGCTTTCCGTCAAGTCGATGGGCGCAAAGAGCGGCACGCCGTTAACGCCCACGTACATCACGCCGTTATGTTCTATCAAATGTATGGTCTTGCGCGCCTCACGGTCTATACGCTTCACGCGGCGCGCCTCCATTTCGCGGGCGCGGCCCTCAAGCCATGCTTGCAGGCGCACTTTCATTCTCTCGATAAATATTCTCATTGTCTTGCTCTGTTTTTAGTTCTGTATAATAATACTTGTCAACTCGTCTGCTGAAAATAGAACCTAATTCCCATCTTCTCTGCCCGCTGCTCCAGTGTTGCCGACCTGCGCGTGTCGGTGGTTATCGTGGCATCCGACGATGCGTGGGCCACCACGTAACCACGTTTGCGAAGCTCGTGGCGCAGGTATATTTTCGCTTTTGGCGCCTTAACCACGCGTAGGGCGGTTCTCTGTTCCAGCCCGAAGGCCACGCGGCGGCGTTCGGCCATCACCATGCGCTTGCGTGTCTCCGCGCTCCGTCGGTACATTTCGGAGAGAGCTTCCGCCGACAGTCGGTCCTTATTTCCCATGCCGGGCTTGAACCGGTAGGCCTTGCCGTATTTCAGAAGATTGGCCTTGCCTGCATTACCCTGCCCGCGGTTGGCTCGTACGGCGTGCTCGACGGCATTGGCCTGCATCGCGCGTGCGAACTCCGCACTCTTCTCCAAACCCATTCCGCGTGCCAGCCGCACGGCAGTTCGCCGCGACACCCCGAGGTAACGAGCCACCTCCTCGTTCTTCGTATGGGCGAAGTGCTCTTCCATCCATACCCGCTCCTCGTCCGTGAGCGTCATCTTGCCCCATCGTCCGCGTATCATGGCTCGTGCGTTTCAAACATCACCTCTATTCCGCAGCTGCTGGCCACGTCCAGCTCCAGCTTCGCGCCCTTGCTCAGTTCCCATCCGCGCAACATGTATATGCGGCCGCATTGCAGCAGCAGGCCGATGTCAACGCGCATGTGCCGCCGCCAGTCCTCGCTTTGGGGCAGGCCGTTGTCGAAAGGGTTAACGGGCGTGTAGCCCTCACTCCTCAGGTGCCGGGCGGCCGCGGCGAATGCCGCCTTGCGCTCGTCGATGTCGTGGTGCGCTATCGCACCGCTGATGTAAATCCGGTTGTTCATATTATCGTTATTTGTATGTAAAAGTTATATTCTCTCCTTAGCCGTTGCACCTGCACTATTGCGCTGATGTCCTCGCCTGCCGCGCATTCTATCGTGTGCCGCCTCGTGTCGACGCGGACGCCCTTCTTGCGCAACTTGTAGATGATGTTCGTCCTTCTCCTTGCCTTCTTCTTGTCCATAGCCGTTATATTTTAATGTTGTTGAAATCGTCTTGAAAATATCCCTATTCTCCCGAACCGGGATATTATTGCTACCTTTGTAGCGTTAAAAATCAAACATAATAATTATGAATAGTGATAATGTCGTTTACGAGCGGCTCGCCAGCGAGTACGCCAAAATCAAGTGTCCTGTCTGCGGCAAGTCGCCCAGGTTGGAAGTGTTGCCTTACGGCAATTTCAATTCCCTCTCTTGCGGGCATCAGGAGGTGGAGCTGCTCATACAGCAGGCTGACCAAAGATGCGTTGCATCACTCAGCTCCGATAGGGCCCGCACCATACGGCTTGTCCCACCATCTAAAAAATAGCATCATGTCGATGTTTATGTTCTCCTCCTGTGCCGGTAGGTCGGCGATAACCATTTCCAGGAATGCCTTCAGTTCGGAGGATGTCATTGTCTTGTCCTTCTCATACCGAAGAATGTGGCGTAGTATCTTTCCCATAATTCCATTATTTAATTGTTAATCCCATGTGGCGCGGCAAGGCTATTCACTCCCCTCTCCCCTTGGAGAGGGGCTGGGGGTGAGGCTTCCATTCCCGTATCTCACCGCTCCCTCCTCCCACACGATGAATCCTTGCCCGTGGTGTTCGTTCTCGCGCCCCATGCAGAGTGCAACGAATCCCGACACGCGCACCTTAACGCCGGCGATGTAACGAAGACGAACGGCAGGCTTGCCCATCGGTGCGCTCTTGTGCTCTTGCGATACGTATATAAACGTCTTCTGTGGGAAACGCGCCTTCAGTGCCATTGCCTCTTCGTATGTCCATTCGGCCACCTGAAAGCTGTCTATCACCACGAAACGGGGGCTCTTGTGCTTGGCCAGCCGCTCGGTGAGTGCCTCTATCCTTGTGTCTTCGATGATGAAGAAGCGGCGGTTCACGTCCTCCATGTGAAAGAGTTGCAGGCGACGTTGAAACGACTGGCGTATGCCCTCCTCGCCGCTCACATACAGCACGCGGCCGTATTCGCACAGTTTCTTGGCAAGCTGCATAACGAACGAACTCTTGCCCTGGGCCGATGCGCCGCTGATGAACCACAGCTCGTTTAGTGCGGGCCGACCGAACACGCGTTGCCACTCGCCATCCCAGGGTAGGGTCTTGTATCGTTTCTCACCAACTTCACGCGGTGTGTACGCTCTTGTCCTGGCCATCAGTTTGCCCGTTTAAGTTTCTCTATCTCTGTGTAAACGCGCCGCAGCCCTCCGCCCGTGCGGCGTACGATGGCGGCGATGTCCGTGCCTGTCGGGGCGTTCACCTTGGCCACGATGCGGGCCTGTTCTGCAAGGAAGGCGTCGCGCTCGCGGCCGTCGTCGGGCGTAACCTTCGAGTAGCGGTCGCCGTATCGGCTCAACATCTCGGTGTAGCCCACCTTCTTGCACTCGATGGAGCGGTTTATCTTCTCCTTCAACCCGTCTGCACCCATCATGTACCAGGCGCAGGCGCGTTCGGTGGCGTTCCACAGGGCTTTCAATTCGAGGAAGGCCTCGTATTGCAGGTCGCCCGCCTCGTCTAGGATGATGAGGGGCTGCTCGATGGAGCGCAGGTAATACACCAGGTCGTCGTACACGTCGGCATACCGTCCGCGGGCGTTCACGCCGAACTCTGCTGCAATCTTGCGCACCAGCTTAAGCTTGGTCTTCACCTGCGAGCAGTCTATGTACACCGCGTTGGCGTGTGTCTGCACATACAGGCGTGCGGTGAACGTCTTGCCGATGTTGGGCATGTCGCACAATATGCCGCTCGTGCCGCTCTGCTGGTAGAATTCCAGCTGTGCCATCACGAACTGGTATACCGGTGTGCGTGCCGCCTTCCACTCGATGCTGGCGCGCAGCTCCACGCCCAGTCGGCGCGCTATCGATATCCAGTTGGCGTCGCTCAGCGTCTTGTCGGTCTGGCCGTTCTTCAGTGCGCTGTACACGCTCGTGCTTATTCCCAGGCTGGCGGCGTGCTTGGCGTCGCTGGGGTAATTGGTGCGGTTGGCGGCTACGGCTGCCAATATCCGCTGTTTTGTGTCTTGTGTCATGTTCTAATGCTGTTTTAATGTCGTTCGATTATCGTTAGTTTGTCGTTATGTGGCATCCACGCCCGCCCTGCTCCAGTCTGTTGCCATTATTGGGGGCAACGGCAGCTCTTCCTCTGCCTGCGGCGTGGCCACTTCCAAATCCTCTTCATCTTCTACCGTCAGTTCCACCTTGGTTTTCATCACGCCCACGCGCCGGATGGCGTTGTCGGTTACGTATTTCCTGAACCCGGCCACCTTCTTCTGCTGCTCGATGAACTTCACCACGTCTTCGTCCGTCTGTTCAGCCATCACGCGATTGAAGGTCTCAACCCTTTCCACCTGGTCTATATAGCGGTCGCCCTGGTAGAGGTACACGTCCGTCGGCCCTCCCTCTTCATCCGGCAGGTAATAGGCCGTCACCTTGTAGTTGTTCGGAGCAAGGCGTTCCAGTGCTGCGGTGCTGCTCAGCCACCAGTCTTCATGTGCTACGCGTACGGTGGAATTGCGGCGGATGCTGGTTTCCACAGCCTCGCCGATGTGCCGTGCCAACATCCGTGCGTCGTATGGCAGCAGTGTGGGGTTCACGTTGGCCACCAGCACTTGCCATCGAGTCATGCCGGGATAGCGTTTCTGGTCGGGGTGCAGCGTGTTGTTCCACTGGGCGCAGTCGGCGCGGTCGTCGGCCACCAGCTCCTCCCATGTGTAATACTTGCGGTCCTCGTAGGTGTGGTTGTCCGCATCGCTTATCTTCTTCTGCTCAACGCGACGTTTACCCTTGTTGTGC